AAGAGAGGTCTTCTGGTCCAAAGATAGTTGGAGTAGTTTGTAGCGGAACGTATGGAGCATATACGTACCCAGACTCAAGGAAAGAGTTTCCTTTACGTCCAACAAGGATCACGTTACGTGGGAAGTAAGGATCAACGATTACGTCAAACTTACGGCTCAACGAACCAACGTTGACAGCACCAATGTCGCCACGGTCAGCATCAGCAGTAACATTAGCACGGAATCCAGCAGTGAATTCTAGAATGTTAGCAACTTCTGGTGAGCAAACAACATAGTTAGCACCACCACGAAGAGTCTTTCTGTGGATTTGAGCAGAGACATCATTGATAGTTTCAATAAGAGTCTCGTACCATTCAGAAACAGTTCCGGTAAAGTCAGGAGCAGCAGCAGTTGCACCAAGTTCAGCACCAGTTTCGCGGTTAACGAAAAGACCCGGAGAGCGACTCCAGTAGTAGGTAGCAGCAGTAGCGCCGTTTACAAGGTCAGCAAGGATCTCACGATCAATTTCAAGAGCGATTTGCTCTGACAAGATAGAAGTCAGTTCTACTTCAGCATCCAAGTTGTGATAAGCATTCAAGTCTTGACCCAATTCTGGAGTCCACTTGGCTTTCAACTTCTTGGTTTGTGCTGTGATAGCAATACTATCTACCTTGATGTCAATCTCTGGAATGCTTTCGTTTCCTTCCAGAGGAAGTGCAGAGGCACGAAGAGCACCCGGGATAGCAGCAATGCCACCAATAGCATCTTGCTGTGGGTACTTCAAGTTAGCAACGGCAAGATCGTCGTTAGCGGTATCTCCATCACCTTGGAATACAGTTGTGCGATCTACAACAGCAGAGTTTCCGGATCCGATGTTAATACCGATGTAAAAGCGAACAGCATCAACAGAAGTTTGGGCACCATGAGGAACAGCAGTAGTAGTGCTTACTCTTTTGGTTAATCTTCGAATGAGACTAAGGTCAGCCTGAGCGAGAGAAGTAATTTCACCATCTGCAGAATGCAACATCTCATGAAGAGTACCGTTACCGGCAGTTGTGATATCTGGAAACTCAAATGCCGAAAGATTGTTAAAATCCGGATTTGTGAATTTTGATTCTGCGATGTCCAACCCAACAATAGCCATTGAAGAATCGTCCTTTGCAAGAAGATCTGGATCAAATTGAAGTAGTTTCTTTTCTGTTTCTGTTAGGTTACCATCTAGAGTGATAATAAAAGCACCTGCTGATTGTGCATTGGCGTCAAATTCAACAGCAGAAGCAAGAGAACCGGTTGGAGAACCATAAGCATAACCAGTAGATCCTCCACGACCCGGACCAGAAAGATCAGCACCGCTAGTACTATCAACCAAACTAACACCACCAGTTACTTCCATACCAACACGGTTAGTACCGTAAATAGAAGCGTTAGCAGAGTTACCAAGACGCGAAGTTACATCAGAACCTTCTCCAAGATTAGGTGAATACACAAAGTCAAGGAAGAAGATCAGTCCACTGGGGAGTGACATGGGTTGAACACTAACAAGATCGTTAGCAATAAGTCCGGCGAATACACGACGAACGATAGGGAAAGCAACAGCAGCGAAACCTTCAACGTCACCGGCACCCATTGAGGAAGCCTCACGAAGAAGTTCTTTTGCTTGGTTTTCCAAGAGACGAGCCATATTTGACTTGGCTTGGTCAGTTTGAAGGCCTTCTAGCAAACCGGTTGATGACCATTTGTCAAGAAGAGCAGCGCCTTCTTTAGCCATATCACGGTTGACAATACCTTCGGTTAATTTTTGTACAATAGACATTTTTTTAACCTCCTTAAGATTTATTATTTAATGCCTGCAAGTTTCTGCATCTTATCCTTAAAGGATTGATCAGCAGTCTTGCTTTCGTTTATGTTTTGTCTCGTATTAAGCATAGATGATAAATTAGATCTGCGATTTACGGTTTCATTCAGTGATTGTGGTCCACTATCTTGTTTGGAACCCACTGTTGCCCTTAGCGTCTCATGTAAACTCTTTGCTTCTTTTGGAGACTCCGCGTTAGCGATGGCTTCGACAATTTTTGATTTTTGTCGCTCATTCAAGGAGGCATCATTTAAAGTGCGGTTTTGGTAGAGTAACTTTGCATTTGACAACAAAGTTTCCTCCAATTTGTCATTCAACTTGTGAACAACAGACTCAAGTTTTTCATTTTGTTCCTTGAGTATTAAAAATGTTTGTTGAAGTTGGTTGATCTCACCCAAGGCTTCTTGAAGTCTTTCGTCTTCTTTTTCTTCTTCCTCGGATTCTTCTTCTTCTTCATCTTGGTGAGCGTCATGAGCCTTCTGTTTATCTGTCTCATATTCGCGGTCACCTTTGTTGGTAACAAATGATCCTAATTTCATTTCTCCCATATCAACCTCTACTTCTTCTTCTAGAACTTCTTGATCGTATTCCTCTAGAAGGTTTAGTAATTCTTGTAACTTAATATCACCACCCTCTAGGTCGCCCATAAGGTCATCTATAGAAGCATTAGGATCAATCCCTAGGTCAGTATCCCCGGCGGTCTGCTGAGGCTCTGTAGGAGCAGTCTCGGGTGGCTGTGCTGCTTGTTGAGCCTCTTCACCTGACATAGCCAATTCAAGATCGTCTAGATTTATCTCAATTTCACCATCTTCTGGCATGTTATCAATCAATGCGGTAAGGGTCACCGGCTGATCTTTTGGATAACGTGAATCCCACGCTGGAGGCGCTTGAATTTCGGTAGGGGGAGTGGTGGTTGTATCTGATGCAGCAGCCGCTTCTTCTTCTTGTAATAGATCTTCTTCTGTTGCCTCTGACAATTCAGATTCATTAACTATAAAAGGTTTACTACCATTTTCAGAAACTGTAACGTTTCCGTCTTCGTCGGCTTCATAAATAACCGTAACGCTTCTACCTTGATACATTTTAGTGTTTGGAGAATCACTTTCAAGCATTGCCTCTACGGCTTCTTTAATTTGGGGTGCGTATTTTTCAATCAATGATTGTTCTGCATTTTTCAATGCTGCTTCTCTCAACGCTGCAGCGTCCACAATTGCTTGCTCTAACATGCTCGACATCAATTTGACTCCTAGTAATAATATTATTCTTTATAAATAGTGTTGTCGTCAAGAAAAGGAACAAATGGCTTTAGTAAGAACCAGAACTGAAGGTAATTACTGATGCAGCCGCTGATGTTGCCTGAGCGGCAACAACAGAACCCCTAACGTACCAATAGACACCGTCAGAATAAAAGTCTATGTCAGTTCCTTGCAATGCGTTCTCCACAGTTATTGTGTTCCTATGTTGTTCAGATCCACCACCAGCAAATTGAGCCTGACCTGCTCCATTATATGATTGTGGAGTCAAATCATATCCGGTATCCGAATCTCCTTCAAAAGAAATTCTATGTATTAAGCCAAATATTTTTTGGGAACTTTGTTTTGTTTTGAAAATCACATCCCCTCCAACTAAATTAGAACCTGCGAGGAATTTAACTTTAAAATCTGGTACTGGGTCTGGTAGGGTATGTGTCACATCTGCTGACAAAGGAGTTATTATGACTGTTCCTCCATTGTAGGTTGAATCTAAACTAAGATTAGAAGATCCTGTTACGACTATTTCTGGTGAACTTGATCCACCGCCACTATCAAAAACCATTGTGACTATGGCTTCTTTGTCACTACCGGCAGACTTGCCGACTTTGATATGAATCACATCTCCTTCGGCAACAGACTGGTTTAAATTAGAAAAGATTTTTTGATTACAATCTGTAGTGCCATCAGAGAAGTTTGATACTTTCTCCGTAAAGGTATCTGCTCCAACTGTCTGATTGACTATGGTAGATCCATAATTTTGTTGGTTCTTGTAGATACTTAAGGTTACATTACCGTCATTCGCCGTGTTGAAGTTGTTGCCTTTAACTGATACTATAACTTTATCTATAGTTGTAGCCTTGGGCACAATGAACCAAGATTTAATACCAGATGCCGCAGAAATAGAGGAAGCATTAACCCAGTTAACCGGTTTATTGTTAGTGGTTAAGTCTACGTGTCCTGTAGCATATTCTAGTCCTCCACCACCAGAACCACCAGAAGATTGATCCACCCAAGAAACAACACCATTACCATTTGTTGATAAAACTTGCTTGTCATTTCCGTCTGAGGTCGGGAAAGTAAATGCTTCGTTGAATGTTATTGCGCCACTTGAACCAGAAATCTTAAATCGTGTTACC